CCATGGGATTTGATTTTCTGTCATTCAAAAATCAGATGGTGAAAACTTATCAACGATCGAATGAAATTTTCATAATACCCCTCCGTTTAGTAGTAAAACCCTCTATTTTTATAGAACTCAAATAGTCCTGTTTTTCTTAAATTACTGACTTTCATTTGAATAGCTGCTTCAGTTTTTTCAAGTGCAAAAGCTACCGTCTGTAGATCGTCAGCTTCATAGTATTTACAAAGATACTCAAGCTCGTCTTCAGTGAAGTTTTTGCCATGTTTTTGATGGAAATCAGGATGATATTGCATTCGATAGTTATCATCGTATACATATACCTCTTCCAATTTTCTCCCTCCTATTGCATATTCCAGGAGTCAACGCATATAATAATGGTGTCGAGGCATTATTAAGAGTTGACCCTTCCGGTCAGCTTTTTTTATTTGTGTTTTTTTAAATATTCCAAATTTATTTCGTATTTTTTCGCAAATTGGGTAAAAAATTATGATGCTGAATTTATTTGGACCTGATATTTAATTGCCATTTCTTTAACAACAGCTAAATATATTTCTAGCAATCTCTTATCTTCTTCAATCACATCTAGCCTAGAAACTTTATCAATTTTAGATTTAGCTACACCTTCTAATGCCATTTTTCTTTGCTTGTTCGTTAGACGTTGTTTTATATTCGACTCTGCACGTTCATCTAATAATTTGTAACTTTCATTTCTTATTTCTTGGTATTGTTTATGTCCACCAGTTTTACGAGCAATTTTATTAATAATTTCTGTAGTTTCCTTTCTCCAGTCGATTGAATTCAAAGCAACGATTTCACTTATGTTATGTACCTGCTGCTTTGTTTCCTCAACTGCTTGGCTAAGACGTTTTTGTTCTAGATCATTTTTAGCAAGCGAGTTAAAAATTTGACTAAACATTTGTAATTCTGGACTTAGTTGCGAAGTATCAATTGCATTTTGTTTAATGTTGTAATATTCATCGACTAACATTTCGTAAGCGTTCCATGCTTCATCTGTGTTTAATGATTTTGCATGAAGCCACGCTCCTTTTTCCGTCCAAAGGTATAAGATTGAAGCGAATTTTAGGTTATCGTCAATTTGACGTGACCCTTTAAAATGTCTAAGTTCTTCTCCAGACAATGAAATATAGTGTTTACCTTGAACGTATCTATCAGAATTTCTTTGAAAGTTACGGTTTATTATTTTAGTATCTGTACCATAAACACCTGCTAATTGCTGAGTCGTTAATACTCGAACACCGTTTTGGTTAATAACTTGTAAATTATTCATTATTTTTCTTCACCCACTTCTAAACCTTCATCTATTGATACCAAAACTTCTAAACACCAATTAATTGCATGATCTAGATATTCTTCTCGACTAATCGGAACTATTCGTTCACCATGCTGATCTATAATCTTTAATTCAAACTTTTCTTCATGTACCACGGCTTCAAGAAGAGTTTTAAATATTTCATTATGCTTATCGTTTACTGTTGCTTTTAGTTGTTCATACTTGTTTTCATTATTACCCTTTGTACCAGAATCGCTTATTTCACTCTTTAATAGTTCAATAGCTTGTTCAACTTGCTTAATCGCTACTACTGGTGCGTTTGAAAAACGCTGCATACCTTCTAATGCAACCTCTAATCTAACTTGTGCCTCTAAAATGTTTTTCAATTGTTTCTCCTCCAGGTTGTCCATTATTTTTGTAAAAAGAGTGCTCCTTATGGAGCATATTACTTATTAATACAAATCAATCGAATATCTTTGTCTATGCACTTTTCAGAGTCGCAATATGTTAAGTTTTCTCCTTCGGTCTCATACTCTGCTCCACATTCAATACATAAGTATGTGAATATGATTTTTTCTTCCTCCATTTCATTCACCACCCCAAAGGTATTTGTTAAATAGCGCCTTTACACTTTTAGGAGCTATCAACATAAAAGCTAAAAATCCAGCTAATCCAAAACCAACCATGAAATACATTACTAATAAGGTAGTCATAAATCATTCTCCTTTTTGGTTGTGTTCAACCGTTATATTCCCAACAGTTAAATTCTTGAATGTAATTTGTTTTCCGTACTTTCGAGATAGGATGCTTTCGATAATTGGCTTTAATTTAAGTACTTTTTCATCTGTTAATTGATATCCATTAATAGCCATTGATCTCACCTCAATAAAGCATATTCCTTAAGGACGATTGGACAAATATTATTTTTTCAATGCAATTCGTTCCTATTAAGGAACGTTTACATCAAAAAAATAAGCACTTGGAATCCCTAAGTGTGCACTCATTAGTCTAGCCTCTTGCAATGAAAAATCTCCCCCAGTGCCGTTTAATTTTTGATTAACAGCACTCTGACTTTTATCCAATAATTCTCCCAATTTCTTTTGGGATATGTTGTTTTCAACCAAATATGCTTTGATTTTCATATATGGTCGATGTCTACGGGAAGTATTCCCATTAATATTTGCCATCATATCACCTCGTTTCATTCCGTTCCTATATAGGAACAACTTTAGTATAGGTTAACAATATTTAGATGTCAATAAAATATATTCCTTAAAAGGAACTTTATTTCTTGTTTATGTTGCATTAAAGGAATTTAGGCGGTATTATATTAGATATAAATAATATGTGGGAGAGAAATCAATAAAATGTATTCATTTGGAGAGATATTAAAAAGTTTGCGAACCTCAAAAAAACTTAGTATTGAACAGTTAGCAAAGAAGATCAATGAAAAATATGATACTACTATAAGTAAAAGTATGATTTCCAGATATGAAAACAATCTTGCGGAACCAAAGATGGACGTGGTGCGTGTTTTCGCAGATTTCTTTGATGCTTCACCTGAATATATTATGGGACTGGAAGATACAAACGATAAAACAGCTAATAAAAACAGTAAAGCAATTGAAACAATTGCTGCACATTTGGATGAGAAAAATATTACTGAAGAAAAAATGAAAGACATTATTAAATACATAGATTTTATTTTTCAAGACGAGGAGTAATTTAGGGGGTCTATTTTTTTGCATTACGAAACGCTACTAACGAGATATTCTGACATACCAGTCAAAGAAATGGTACTCCACTTTGGTTTTAAAGGTTTATACAAAAATGGAAAAATTCGAATTGAAAAAAGATTAAACGATACAGAAAAAGGTTGTATCTTAGCTGAAGAAATCGGACATCATTTCAAAACAGTTGGCAATATATTGAACCAAACTAATTTAAATAACATTAAACAAGAAAAAATAGCTAGACAATGGGCTTATGACGCACTTATTCCATTATCCAGCTTAAAAGATGCATACTATAACGGTTGCACTAATAGATTTGAAGTTGCTGAGTTTTTAGATGTTACTGAAGAATTTTTACAAGAGGCTCTTGATCGCTACATTGAAAAATATGGAGACTCAATTTGTTGTGGTAACATGACTATTCGTTTAAATCCTTTAGATATCTTAATGTCAAAATAGATTGGAGGATTACAATGAAATGTAGCATATATGTCAGAGTATCGACAGATGAACAAGCTAAACATGGTTACTCCATAGCTGCACAAATAGAAAAATTAGAGGCTTATTGTATATCTCAAGGATGGGAACTTACTGAAAGATATATAGATGAGGGATATTCAGCCAAAGATTTAAACAGGCCACAGTTTGAGGAAATGATGGATTCTATTAAACAAGGAAATATTGATATACTTTTGGTATATAGATTGGACAGGCTTACTAGATCAGTTATTGATCTATATAAAATTTTAAATTTATTAGATGATAATAATTGTAAATTTAAAAGTGCAACTGAAGTTTATGATACTACGAATGCAATGGGAAGATTGTTCATTACACTCGTTGCTGCCATAGCACAATGGGAAAGAGAAAATTTAGCCGAACGTGTTCGACTAGGTATGGAGAAGAAAACCAAAATGGGTAAGTGGAAAGGTGGAGCTCCTCCATATGGTTACACTTACGAAAATGATGAATTAAGTATTAACAACGTTGAAGCAGAACTTGTAAAAAAAATATTTGAAATGTCAAAAGTATTCGGATTCTACACAATAGCTAAAAAACTAACAGAAATAGGTTATCAAACTAAAAAAGGTGGAGATTGGCACGTAGATACTATTAGAGATATTGCCAACAACCCCATATACGCAGGATATTTAACCTTTAACGAAAGCCTCAAAGAATATAAAAAACCTCCTCGAGAACAAACATTGTACGAGGGAAACCATTTAAGAATAATTCCACGAGACGATTTCTGGGCATTACAAGATATATTAGATAAACGAAGAGTAGCTGGGGGTAAACGCGAGACTAGTAATTACTATTTCTCATCTATTCTCAAATGTGGTAGATGTGGACATTCAATGTCTGGACACAAAGGAACCAAAGGTGTTAAAACATATAGATGTTCTGGTAAGAAAGCTGGTAAACGTTGTAGCAGCCATATTATTAAAGAAGAAACATTACTCAATACCGTATTAATCCAATTGGATCTACTCATTAACGATGTTAAAGGTGATACTAACGCCTCAAACATATCTAAAACTAAAATTAATGAACTTCAACAGGAACTTAAAAACATACAGAAATTATTAAAAAAGCAAAAAACAATGTATGAAGCAGACATTATCGACATCGATGAGTTAATTATAAAAACGGAAAAGTTACGTGAGCAAGAAAGGCAAATAACAGCTGATTTAAAAAACTATACGCAAGATAACAATAAAAATAGTTTGGAAATCAGTTTTCTAAAAGAGAATATTCATTCATTATGGCAATTAGCAAATGATTATGAACGTAAACAAATGATTATGACATTATTTACTCAATTAGTAATCGATACAAAAGACGAATATAAAAGAGGTTCGGGAATACCTCGTGAAATAATAATAGTTTCAGCTAAATAAAATGTCTTTTGTGGGTGTTAGTACA